AATGCTACTGGTGCGCTCGATCCGAGTTATCTTGATATTCAAACATTGGCTACTCTTGGTGAGATCAGAGATCAGTTCCTAATCCGAATGACAAATCGTTTTATCGTACCGAGATTTAAACTGGCCGATAATGGCTTTCCTGTTCAGCCCGGAAGTTATATTGCTACTCCAAGCACTGTGCGGCAAGAGTGTATTGCTCTTTTCACTTTGCTGAGAGACAATGGGCTGGTTGAGAATTTAGATAACTTCGTCGAGAATCTGGTTGTCGAACGTGACTCCACTGATCCGAACCGAGTTAATGTGTTGATGCCGCCCGATTTGGTTAACCAGTTCAGGGTGCTTGCTGGCACAATTATGTTTATTTTATAGGAGGGTAAACGATGTCAAGGATTACAGGTAGGATAGAAGTACTATTGAACGGCAATATGCTCCTGAATAAATCAGGAGCAGTTGCCCGAGGTATTGGTGTCAGTGGTGAAGCCAACTTCGAACTTGAAGCTATCATTGGCGACACAGGGCACCACGGATATATCGAGAAACCCATTATGGCGGAATGCGAAGTAAAGGTAACAGACCGCGATGATATTAGCCTAAGTGATATTGCTCGGGTGAGAGAAAATGGAACTCTTATTTTTAGAGCAGCCCGTGGCGGTAAAGTCTATGTAATGAATCAAGCTACTTGTTTGCGGAACTTCGATATTACTGGCGGCGAAGGTGAGACAACCATTAAATTTCAAGGGCCCTATTGGACAGAGACAACTGAGGCAGCGGTATAAAAAATGGCAACTGTGATTAAACTCAGCGAAGTACTCTCTGTTGCCGGACAAAAATATGAATCGTTGACGTTTAGAAGTTTTCAGGTTGATTATTTAAAATATGTCACGGAAGATGTTTTCAAGATAATAACCGGCGAGCCGTTTACTCTTGAAGGAAAAGTAAAGGCCGCAATCGCAATGGTTCCGTTGCTTGCGGCTCTTTGCGAAGTCCCTGAGGAGGTAATTAAAAAGATGGCGGTACAAGATATGGCTTCGATACTCGATAAGTTCGGAACATATTTTAATTCTGTTATGAATTAATTGATAAAAGGAGACATGGCAATGACAGAAAAAAATACGGTTACACTGGATCACCCAGTTACAGTTGATGGCAAAGTTTATGATAGTTTGACTTTTGATAAGTTCAGAACAAAACATTTTAGATATTTGCCTGATGAAATTTATGAAATGTTTGTCACACAAGACGAAGTAAAAAAACCCAAAGAGGGAGAAGCCCCTGAAGCAGAAGTGGAAGAAACAAGGGAACAAAAAATAAAATCAATGAAACTTGGTTTTCAAATGATTCCTTTGGTAGCGGCAATTTGTAATGTTTCTGAAAAAGTATTGGATGAACTTGAGATCGATGATACGATGAAGGTTATGGGGGCCTTCAACGATTTTTTATCCGAGTCGTCATTATTGACAGATGGAAAGAAATAGTCTGGATAGTGGCGGATGGATTTCATTTTTCGGCGAATGAAATATGGGAGATGGAACCAAGAGAATTATTATATTGGGCATCTGGTTGTGAATGGTTGAATAAGCAAAGGCAAATAAAGTAATGTCAACTTTTGATTTAAGTGTATTGTTTAAGATGGTGGATAGGTTCTCCTCTCCTCTTAAACAATCGATGCATAACTTTAATAAATGGAACGAAAAGGTTAAACAGTCAAATACTGTCGCCCAACAATTCAGTCACAACCTTTCACAAATAGGTAGATCGGCATCATTATATCTCACCGCCCCATTAGTTCTTGCTGGTGGAGCGGCTGTTAAAACAGCTGTTAGTTTTCAAAGTTCTTTCACTGGAGTAATCAAAACTGTTACTGCAACAAAGGAAGAACTGGCGGATTTAAAAATCGAATTGATGAAGATGCCGAGTGAGATACCACTTCGGCAAGAAGAGATCTTCCGTATTGCTGAGGCGGCTGGTCAGTTGGGTATAGAGACACCAAAAATTGCTGCTTTTACAAAAGTAATGGCGGATCTCGGAGTCACTACCAATTTAACTTCTGATGAGGCCGCAACACAGTTGGCTCGGTTTGCTAATATTACGGCCATGTCCAAAGATGATTTTGAAAAATTAGGTTCTACTATTGTTGGTCTTGGTAATAATTTAGAGACGACTGAGAAAGAGATTGTTGCTATGGCCATGAGGTTGGCCGGTACTGGTAGTTTAGTTGGAATGTCTCAATCTCAAATTATGGGTTTTGCCGGTGCACTTAGTTCGGTTGGCATTGAAGCTCAGATGGGTGGTACTGCCTTTTCACAAGTTATGACGAAGATCAATAAAGAGATTGGTAGTGGCAGTCAAAAAATGCAGGCCTTTGCAAAGATAGCTGGAAAGCCTGTAGAAGTATTTGAGAAGTTATGGAAAGAGGATGCGGCTGAAGCGTTAATTCTATTTACAGAAGGTTTGAAAAGACTGGACGACAAAGGAAAAAATGTAAGTCAAATTTTAGATGCATTGTCATTTGATGGGTTCAGAGTATCTGATTCTTTGTTAAGAGCTGCTGGATCTGGTGACAAATTTAGAGAAGCGATTAGAATGGGTACTGGGTTTTGGAAAGAAAACTTAGCCCTGGCGCACGAAGCCAATCTTCGTTATAGTACGATGGCTTCAAGATTTAGTATTGCGTGGAATGAAGTGAGAAGATTAGCTGCGGCTTTTGGCGATGTACTTGCTCCCGCACTGCTTAAATTGGTTGAATGGATGAAGCCAGTGATAATATGGTTTGGAAAATTAAGTCCAGCGACAAAAGGAATTATAATTGCTTTTGGTTTGTTGGTTGCAGCTATCGGTCCTCTTGCACTGGCTCTTGCCGGAGTAACAGCCGCTTTTGCTTTTATCGCCGCCAATGCCGCTATAGCAACAACCGTTGGGCTTATCGGTGCTGCGTTTGTTGCAATGGGTACTGCTTTAGTAGTGGTCATCAATAACCTCGACGCGATCAAAGAATTTTTTACTTCCATTCCTGATAAAATTATTAATTTTGCTAATGCTGTTGAGAGAATGGCTTTGTCTGTTTTTGATAATTTAAAAGGTATGATTCCAGATTTTGTGCTAAGATGGATGGGCAGTGGAGAAGGAACCTCCATGATAGATCAAGCGAGAGTTAACCAATTAGCAACTGTAAATTCTAATAACAAAAGTTCTGCTGACATTACTATTAAAGTTGCTTCTGATAATGGAACATCCGCTACAATCGGTGGAGTTACTAAAAGGGGTGATGCAAAAGTAAATGTTATTAATGATGCATATCTCGGCATGGGTGCAGCTTTTGGTGGGGGTGGATTCTAATGGGCTGGAGAGATAATTTAAGACAAGCATCATTCAGAGGAATTCCTTTTAAAGTTCTTTCTCATACTTATTCTGTGGGTAGGAGAAATACGGTTCATCAATATCCCAATCAAGATGTTCCGTATGCTGAGGATCTTGGTTTAGATGCAGATGAATTTAGCATCGACGCATTCATCATCCAGACTGCTCAAAACAATGATGATTATGAAGCCAACTATGATTATTTCACGGAGAGAGACGCCCTTATAACCGCATTGAAAGCCAAGGGCCCGGGGACCCTTATACATCCATTCCTCGGAGAAAAACTCGTCGTAGTCGTAGGGAGACAAAGCATACGAGAGACATTTGATAGTGGTGGCTGGGCTCAATTTAACTTATCCTTTATGTTGGCCGGAGAAAAAATTACTCCTACTGCACAAATTGATATAGTTGGGTCGGTAGATGATGCGGCTGAAGTTGTTTTAAATGTTTCTGCTGATAACTTTTATAATCAGTATGATATTACCGATCAGCCCGGATGGGTTGTTGATAGTGTTACAAATGATTTTTCATCTTTCATTAATTCAATGAAGTCAACGGTTACAAGAATCAGAGCAACTTCGGGATCTTCTCTTGAACAAATCAAAATGGTTTTTGATGATACAAGAAATACAATGCTTGAAGTGGCTGCTTATCCTTGTCAGGTTGCCGGTCTTGTAAATGATGTTTTTGAAAGTGTTCTTGGTCTTGCTAACTTAGTTGGCTCTGGATATCTCGGAGAAGTGCTCGGCAATTGTAGTGGTCAGATTTACTTTAATAAATTAGATCCAAATGGCCTTGAGATTTCAAAAGACCTTGGTTTTTCAATGACCAATTCTCTTTTGTTGGTTTCTGGTGATTCTGATTACAATGGCTATGGAGTCACATCAAGTAATAGTTTAAGTTCGATTGGTGGTGATCTTGATGGGATCACGGTTTCTACTGAGACAAGAGCACGACAAGCAGCCAATCGTCTGGCAATGATTAATATAATTCGGGCCCAAGCTCTTATGGCTGCAATGAGAGCAGCGATCAGAATTAATTATGATAGTTTACAACAGGCAGGAATAGTGCAAGATAAGATAATTCTTTCACTTGATTATCTACTTTTGAAATTGGGAGATGAGTCATCGAGTGATCCATATAATAATTATGGTATTTATATTGACCACAGAGATTTATATGGGGCCATTGAAGATTTGAGATCTGTTTTTATTAGAGCAATGAGAGAAAAAATATTGTCTGCTTCGGTTGAATTGATAATCGAAGCACCGCCAGATAGTATTACAACCCTACAACTTGCTCATCAAAGGTATAATGATTTAAGCAGAGAAGATGGAATTTATCAGA